TTATCCATTCGACAAGCTCAAACTTCCGAGGCAGTCCAAACTTGGCAAGATCTTTATTTAGATCCTCAATTGTTGCGTGGTGTTCGCATTTCATCATTACATTTGAGCTGATCAGCTCGCCTGTCTTGCGGTCAATTATATTTACTTTGGCAATGAAGCCGTTTACTTTACTATTTGTCTTAATCATATACCTAAAAGGTAACATACAAGCAAGCGAATTGCAAGAAAAAAACATAAAGTTATTCACAATTAGAGAGCCTAACCCTACCCATTAAATGAATTCATTTTGGCATTGTTTTCTGTGGTAGCGGCGGGGGGTGCCTTTTTTCAATATGAAACACAACATCATTTATTATAATATATTGTTGAGGTAAAAAAAAATCGGACCACTATTTCAAAATAGTGTATTTATTTTTAGTAAAATGCCTCGACGAAAGAAAAAACCCGAAATAACGGACGAGCAGGAGATTCAGAAAATAGAACTTGATTTGCATAAAACAAATATCAAGCTAAAAAAAGTCAATCTAACTGAAAAACAACTGGATTTATTAAAAATCATATTCGATAAAGAATCAAAGATAGTATTTATCAGCGGCCCAGCCGGAACTAGTAAAACATATATAGCAATATATGGTGCATTACAATTATACAATATGAATAATGAACGCGGCATTACATATGTTCGCACAATTGCAGAGAGTGGAGAAAAGAGTTTGGGTGCATTACCTGGAGAGATGGCTGAAAAAATCAATCCATACATGATGCCAATGAATGAAAAATTAGATGAATTATTAATTCCTGGCCAAGCAAGTATATTAAAAAACAAAGAAATAGTAAAAGGCATGCCAATTAATTATCTTCGCGGAGCAAGTTGGCTCGATGAAGTTGTTATCGCGGATGAATCGCAGAATTTTACATTCAAAGAATTAACAACATTAATGACGCGGCTTGGTCGCGGCAGTAAATTAATTATTTGTGGTGATCCAATGCAGAGTGATATCAATGGCAAGAGTGGATTTGCAGATATGTATTCGTTATTTAATGACGAAGAAAGTGTAAGCAAAGGAATTCACTGTTTTCATTTCGGAGCAGAGGATATCAAACGAAGCGAAATATTAAAATTTATAATTAAAAAACTACAAAAAAAATGAATTTAACAAATATATCTTTAGCAAACGAAGCTTTTATACGACAAAAGTATTTATATTGGCTTGATGCTCAAGATATAGGAACAATTGTTACAGCGTCTGAAATAAATTGGTTTAGCTATCATTATACTAACGTAAACCAGGCAACTGCAAATGCAACTTCTGATCCCGGTAGCTGGTCTAGTGCATCAGGAAACGCGAGGCCTGTTTTGAAATGGACAAGCAAAATAAATCCCTATCATTTTGTGACCAGACCAGATATTCTTGTAGGTTATGAATATGCAAACAACGGATATGCCACGGTTCATCAATCTGAGAAATATGATGGTAACCCATTTTATTCTGCCGGAAATGATGCTTATGCCATAAATGGTAAACCTGCGATCTTTAATCCGCAGCTAACTAATCTTCCTGGTGGAATTGGAAGAGGGAGTCTTGATGTAAAATGCTTATTAGCCGCTCAAGAATATCGTGGATTTGGGTTTTCAGCAGCCTCAGCAACTCTACATAATAACCCAGTAAGCCATGGAGATTTCACTTTATTCGTTGTTATGAAGGCTCAAAATTACAATAAGGTTGTGGAGGACGCAAGTTTGCTGTCCATGGGGTATACAGGTACAGAACTTGGATCTTTTCAATTAGATGCTGGTGGTAATTCGGGTTGGAGTTCTAGTACTCATGGATTTCTTGGAAGAATAAAATACGAAGGTAATGATTACGCGCGATATGTTGATGATCACACAGATTTAATTGATGCATATAATGATGAAGTTGCCGCTGGAGATACTCGAACAAAAGAACATTGGGGTAGGGATCATTGGCTCGCTAATGGACAAAATAACCCGGGCAAAACTATGACAAGGACAGCTACATTTCCTAGCGGTCATAATTTAATTAAAAATCGTTTTATGGAAAATAGAAATTTCAATCCACAAATCCTAGAAATTACTTATGAAGCAAATCTTTATCCTGCTAGCAATCAAAAATATGTTACTATGAAAGGTTATCGAAATGGAAATAGTAGTGATGGTAATAAAAAAATCGATCTAACTTCAAATGCTGAAATTTTTCCAAATCCATTGTTTAGAATATTTGCAAATCGTGGAGGAGGTAAATCATTTCCATGCAGTATTGGTGAATTAATAGTTATAAATTCTGTTGATTCTGCAGATAGAAATTATGTTAGAGAATATTTAAGTGGTAAATGGGGTATTTCTATTGCATAAATGAAATTAATCATAGAATCTTGCTTAAGTGAACCTCCGAGCGTTGTATCTTGCTTTCGGGATGTTACTTTGTTTGCGCGTACATATGTTTTCGAAGATGTATTGGTTGAATGCGAACCTGGAACTCGCACAATCTATTGGAATTGGTTAAAATCAAATGGCGCACATGATTTTGTATCTTATTTAATCACTAATAAAGAAAAAGAGCCCGGATATAGCATCAAAACTACACCGGGCTCTAATATCAGAACGGATCGTATTAACTACGACAACTTAAACTATATTATCTCTACTCTTCGGAGTCTTCCGTAGAATCATCATCTCCACCTTCTTCAGCTGGAGGATTAAGAAGATTTTCGATTTCTTCATCGCTCATTTTAGAAACCGCTTCATTTGCTTGTGTCATTACTTGATTTTGTACAAGTTGAATAACTGCGCTAAGAGAAACTAAAGATAATGCCTCAGATAAATTTACATTTTGTAGCAGCTTATTTGCGACTGCAACAACAGCATCTTGATTTGGGGCGTTTTCTTGTTCTGATGTATTTGTATTTTCTTCTGTCATAACTTATATTATATATATTAATTAGTTTTTAAAGTTTAATTTTAATTTTGTTGATATAGTGGATTTTGACTTGGTGTTTGTGTTTTTATATTGAATAGATTATGAAATATAACTTGTTGTTGTAGCGTGCGGATTTCCTCGTGTTGATTTTGTATTAATTTATTTTGGTCCCACATAAACCACATCATATAAAATATCAGCAACAAAATACTTATAATGCTTAAATGATCATTCATTAATATATAATAAATTAATTCGCGGGTTTTCTAATTAATTGTGTAAAAAATAAAATGGCAGATATTAAAATTGAAGACTTACCTGAATTAGGGTCTGGTGAATTTGATAATAGTGACTTTATCATTATTCAAAAACCAAATGGCGGAACATACAAGGCTCCTATTAGCTCGATTATTGGCGGCGCTTCTGAAGGAACACAATATAATGCTACAAATCAAACTCTTCCTATTAACAGAGATGATTTATTCAACATACATAGCACAGCATTGATACATGTGAAAATACAGTTGGTCAAGGCTTCTCATGCAGGTTTTGCACCTACTGATCATGATTTTTTCATATATAAACCTAAAAATCTTGGTTATTTATTGGTTGGTGGCGGCCCAGGTCTTCAGGATCTTTCTTATGGTTCGAATAGTAAGTCAAAAAAGCATCGTTTAGAAAACTATGATTCTTTTACGGTTCAGCCAGTTGGATCAACTTTTAAAATAGATGCGATAGTTATTCGCCAGTCAGTTAGCGGTCGAGCACCTTCAACAGCAATAAGAGACGAACAAGCGCAAATTCAAACAACTTCAAGCAGTTTGAACGTGACGTTTCCTGATTTTGAATATAAACCTAACCGTGGAAGTAATACATATCCAATTAGAAGTATTGATGTCACAGCTAATGTTCACGCAAACATTATTTCATAATGCCTTTACCATCTCCAAATAAAAACGAAAAAAATAGTAAATTCATGACTCGTTGTATTTCTCAATTAGAGTCTAAAAATGAATTCAAGGATAACAAGCAAAGAATCGCGGTTTGCTATAAACAGCTTACGCGAAAAAAATCCAAGAATTAATCTTTCTTTTTTGCTTTTATTCTTTTTATTTCTTCGGGCAAAATTCTGATAACTTCGTCAACTTGGTTTTCCATCATAAGAGCGGCGGGTGTTGCGCCATCAAGTTTATCATTTTCTGTTTTTAGCCAACAAGTTGATTGATATGAATTTAAATTTTGGCTTAATAATTGAAGAATTGATTGATGCGACATGTATTATGTTACACATATTTTTTATTTTTTAAATTTATAGAGTGTATATACAATATATGGGTCCGATATTGAATACTATTATTGGAGCAGGAATAAAGCTCGCTTGTAACCTTATAAATGCATGGTTAGATCAAAAGCGACAAGATCAATTAGCTCTCGCGGCAAAAGATGAAAAAATGATGCAGGCATTAATAGATAGTCAAATTGAAAACGCGAAAGATCCTTTTGTTAAAGTAACTCGGCGTATACTTTTTATGGCTATTACTTTTACAATGTGTTTTTTGATGATATATTATGCATTTAATCCACATATAGAATATAATTTGATTGTTCCAAAAGGAGATCGCTCGGGTATTGGTTTTTTTGGTTGGATATTCGGAGGAAAAGACTGGGAAATGGTAAAAATGACTGGCGGTTTAATGCTCGCGTCATTTATGGATTTGTGTTTTATGGTTGTTGGATTCTACGCGATTCCAAGCAAGAGACGATGAGGTTTTTGTTTCTTATATTGTTTTTACTCAACGGATGCGTTAGTAAACTCGCAAAAAACCCACCTTCATCAAAGAAAACACAATCACAAAACATTTTATCTTCTGATATTGAACCCACTACAGAATCTATCGTTGAATACAATATATATGATCCATTATTTTATTTCATATTGTTATTAATATTAGTGTTTATATTGTCTGTAGGTGTAAAATATATTAGAAAATGAATTCTGGACTTGATATAATTAGCGTGCTGACTGGTGTGGTTTCTGCTGCAACAGCTGTTCTTGGTGTGTGGTTAAAATTGCGTTACGACGAACGTAAACATAAACAATTAAATTATGACCCTCAATTGCATGGAAATGTAGTCACTGCATTGCAATATGTACTAAATGAAACTGGATCAGATAGAGCTTATATTTTAGAATTTCACAATGGCGAACATTATTTCTCTGGACGAAGTCAACAGAAATTAAGTTGCACATATGAAGCTGTTAGCGAAGGAATATCTGTTGAATCATCTCAACTTCAAAACATTAGAATATCAAATTTTCATGGTTTAATAAAATCGATCTCTCAAGAAGAAACTTTTCGTTGTAAAGATGTTGATAAATATGAAGAAGATATAAGTTTTCGCGCATTTCTTCAAGGCAAGGGAGTTCGTAGTATGTTTGCACGACCAATCAAAACATTAAATGGAAAAATAATTGGAATTATAATTTTAGAATATGTAAAGGAGCAACGACGCTGGAGCGAAGACGCAGAGCACTTTTTAAGGAAACAAGCAAGAATAATGAGCGGATATTTGATATAATATAAAAAATATATATTATATTATATGGCTTTCTCATATTGTCCTCATTGTGGTTTTAAAAACATGTACTCTATAAGTGCCCCAAAATTTTGTGGGGGTTGTGGAGAATCATTAAGTATACTGTCTGCGAAAAAGAGTGGCGAATCCCAAAGGCTCTCTAGCCCTAAAAGATCCGTTGCGAAAAATATAATCATCGACGATCCGGACGGATCCGATGTTTATGAAGTTCCGCATATATCTAAATTATCATATTCAATTGAAGTAGATAATAATAAATTTAGCTTAAAAGATATCATTCCACTTGATCAGTTCGAAGAATTTAAGGAAGAGAAAGCGTCACAAACTCCAAAAAAGAAAAAGCGTGGACGACCAAGAAAATCGTAAATTTACATACGAAGACAAATCGCAAGAAATAGATATTGAAATAAGAAAAAGGCGAGGCAAGTGGTTCCTAGATTCACTCGCTTGGTTTAGTTTTGAAGATGTCGAGCAAATCATAAAGGCTCATATATTTAAAAAATGGGATCAGTGGGATCAAAGAAGATCGTTAAAACCCTGGATCAATAAGATTATTACAAATCAGATGAAAAACATCTTGCGTAATAATTATAGTAATTTTGTAAGGCCCTGTCTGAATTGTCCATTTAATCAATCTGCTCCAGGAAAAGATGGAGCTTCATGCTTGTGTGGATTTACAAAGACTGGATTACAGGATTCCTCGTGTCCATTATACGCAAAGTGGGAACGTACTAAAAAACCTGCCTATGGCATAAAAATGGCTCTAGCTTTAGAAAATCATACTCATGAAGTCGGAGCAATGGAAGACCCTAACTTCGACATTATCGCTTGTAGAGATAAGTTAAATGAACACATGAAAAAACAATTATCTTCAAAACAATATGCGGTTTATGATTTATTGTTCATCCAAAATATGGAAGAAGAAGATGTTGCCAAAAAAATGGGATACAAAACAAGCGAAAAAGGTAGAAAAGCTGGATACAAGCAAATCAAGAACTTAAAGAAAATTTTTAAACAAAAAGCTCAAGAAATATTGAAGAACGAAGACATTATTCCTAATACAGAACCACCAAAATGGAGTTAACGGAAGATCAAAAACAATTGATACGAGATCAAGCTCCTGTAGTTAATGATCTTACTCAATTAACAAGACTAGTATTTCCTGAAGATGGAAATATCGATGGAAGAAGCAAGCAGGGCCGATTAGTTAGAGCTTTTCTTGCAGATCAAGAAATAGAATATGAGACAAAGCACATCTATCCTAAGGAAGATATCATCTTAACTGAAGAACAAAAAGAATTTATCAGTCAATCTTGTTTAGATGGTATGAGCTGCAATCAAATTACATCTATCTTGTATCCAGAGCTCAGAAATCCACAAGTATCCAAGGAGTATTCAACTATTCTTGAATATATACATGGCCAAGACGCTTTACAAATACATCCTTCAGAAAGCGCAGTAAACAGAAAATATTCTCCACCTAAAGCTGTTAGTAAAATAATAAAAAAAATAAATGATTGCTGTCAAAAACAAATTGATGAATCTAAATTAAGTATTGGAGAAAGAAAAGCTATTGAGTCATTAGGCTCTTTTGTTGCATCTCCTAGATTTATTCAAGTGATTAATAATTATAATAGTCAAGATGATAGAGATTTGTTTGAAGCTGAATTTGTAAGAGCTACATGGGACAAGCCAGACTTGAGTAGTGACGAAATTAATTTGTATATTAATGTTTGTATGGATTACATTCATTTAAAGAATATCCAAAATGCAATCAATAAATTGAATAGAATGTTTGATGACGCCGAAGATCAACAAGATTTAACTGTGCGTTTAGCAGAACTACTGAAAACAAAAAGCGAAGAATATAATCAGTGCGAAAAGCGAATGGAGTCTTTGATTCAAAAACTGCAGGGAGATCGATCCAAGAGAATATCAAGTATGCACAAGCAAAACGCAAGCATATTATCTCTTGTGCAACTTTTTCAGGACGAAGAAGAGCGAAAAGTTATGATCAAAATTGCACAGCTTCAAAAGAAAGCCGCAAAAAAGGAAGCAGAAAATATAGAGTCTATGCCTGATTGGAAGGCAAGAGTGCTTGGAGTTTCAAAGGAAGATATAATATAGTGAAAGAAAAAATAATAAAAAACAAACACTTTGCCGCTTCCAGCCCAGACAAGGCAAAAGACAAGTTTAATGGTGGAAACGCATTATCGTTTGCTTGGAGAGTTGGTCAAGAGCCATACTCTTTAATGATTGATTCTTGTACAATCGATGGAAGCGGTGTAGCCGAAGGGTTGAAATTATCTTTCTGTAACGATGTAACAGTCAAAAATTGTGAAATTATTGGTGGATATGAGGATTGTGTCGATATGGTTCGCGGAAGAAATATCTCTTTTAAGGACTGCATATTTATTTCGCAAGGCACGAAGCAACATATTACTGCTAAAGGAGGAATAAAAAATCTATCTTTTAAAAATTGTATTTTTGAAAATAATTTTAAATATTTTTTTGATGGAGCTTGTATTGATTTGGGTAATTGGACTGATTATGATGATATAGATAGACCGATGAATAGGAACATATTGATTGAGGGTTGTAAGATGAAAAATATAAGCAATAAAATTCTGTATCGTAGATTATATTCAGAAACTCCAAAAGTTATTAATTCAGATGGTATTGGTTTTAGAGTTCCAAGAATATTTGTTAGTCTTTTTTGGCTCGGACAAAGAAAAGAATTGCTTGGTAAGCGTAGAAGATTTCCAAAAGAATGGTTAAAGGTTCATGACTGTGAATTATGAATGTATGTAAGGTATGCTCTCAGGAGTTTTCATCAGAAAGAAGTTTGCATGCACATCTAAAGGTTCATAATTTGATCCTCGCTGAATACTATACTCAATATTATCCAAGAAATAATTTATTAACTGGCGAACCTCTGCCGTTTAAAAACAAACAAGATTACTTCTCTAGAGATTTTGCAAATAGAGATCAATTGATTGCATGGTGCGAAAAAACAGAACCTGACACAGTAAAAAAATATATTCTTACTTTACTCAAAAAAAGAATTGCAGACAAGGATTTAAAATGCGCACCAAATCATCTTGAATTAAAGATAAATGAATTGCCGACGATTGATATATACAAAAAACATTTTGGTTCATATACATCTGCTTGCGAGATGGCTGATATAAAGCCCATGTTTGGGTCTAGATTACCTTTAGAGTGGAAAGATGATGCTGACCCCGATATTACAATATTTATTGATACGCGCGAACAGCAACCCTTATCATTTCCAAATCAAGAATCTATGAAGTTAGAGTTTGGTGATTACGCTACAGGAGGAGAGCATTACAATTATACTTTTGTGGACAGAAAAAGCGAAAGAGATTTCAAATCCACAATGAGTAAAAACAATTTAGATAGATTTGATAGAGAATTACAGAGAGCTAAAGATTTTGATAGTTACTTGTTTGTGGTTGTTGAGAGTGACCTTGAGCAGATACAAAAAAATAATCCAAAATGCTCTCATAAATCAAATTTAAAATATATTTATCATAATATGAGACAATTTTCTCATAAGTTTTCGGACAATTGTCAGTTTGTATTTACTGGCTCAAGAGAAAGATCTGAATATTTCATTCCTAAGTTATTGACTCTTGGTAAAAAATTATGGAATGTTGATTTACAGTACTACATAGACAAAGGAGAAATATAATGGCTTGGGAACAAGGAAAACAAATATCAAGAAAAGATTCTGACGACTTTAATGAAGAGCTTCTGAAAATGGAAGGTTATCTTGAGGATCAGGAGGCAAAGATTTTACTGTATAAATTTTTAAGAGAAAATATTACATTTACCGCGGATCTTGTTAGCGGAGTTAAATTGTTTCCTTTTCAGCATATGGCGATCAAAGCTATGTTTACGACAGATTACTTTATGGGTGTTTGGAGTCGGGGAATGAGTAAATCATTTACCACAGCCATTTACGCATACCTTGATGCGATTTTAAATCAGGGCGTTGAAATCGGTATTCTCTCTAAATCATTTCGTCAGGCGAAAATGATATTCAAAAAAATAGAAGATATTGCTTCAAAGCCTCAAGCATTATATTTAAATCAGTGCATTACTCATAAGTCAAAAAGTAATGATGAATGGCTGCTGGAAATTGGTAGCTCTAGAATACGAGCTCTACCTCTTGGTGATGGTGAAAAATTGCGGGGATTTCGTTTTCATAGAATTATTATTGATGAGTTTGCTCTGATGCCCGAAAGAATTTACAATGAGGTTATTATACCGTTCTTGAGTGTTGTTGAAAATCCTACTCAGCGAGAAGAATTATACAACATAGAAACTGACCTAATCAAGCAGGGCAAAATGCAGGAATCTGATCGTCATACCTGGCCAAACAATAAATTGATCGCACTTTCTTCTGCAAGTTATAAATTTGAGTATATGTATAAAGCATACGAACAATTTGAAGAATTGATTCGAACTGGTGGGCAAAGAAAAGGTGATGCTCATAGAACTATTATGCAATTTAGTTATGACTGCGCCCCCAAGCAGTTGTATGATCAGAACTTGATCAATCAAGCCAAATCAACAATGAGTCAAAGTCAGTTTGACCGAGAATTTGGGGCTATTTTTACTGATGATAGTTCTGGATATTTCAAAACATCGAAAATGGCAGCTTGTACATTAAAAGATGGAGAAAATCCATGCACAGAAATTGCTGGAGAACCTGGTGCAAAGTATATCTTGGCATTTGATCCGAGTTGGGCAGAGAGTGAAAGTAGCGATGATTTTGCTATGATGGTTTTGAAGTTGGACGAGGAAAAGAAAATGGGTATCGTTGTTCATAGTTATGCTTTAAGTGGAGCAAATTTAAAACAACATATATATTATTTTTATTTCTTGTTAAAGAATTTTAATATTGTCTCTATTGTTGGTGACTACAATGGAGGAGTACAATTTATCAATGCAGCAAATGAAAGTCTATTGTTTAAGGAAAATAAAATAAATATAAAATGTATAAATACAAATTTTGATGATATAGAAAATTATCAAGAAAAATTGCGCGAAGGAAAAAAAGAATATAATCTTGATAATGGTACAATATGTTATTTGCGCAAACCAACCAGCCAATGGATTCGTAGAGCAAACGAATTTTTACAATCTAATTTTGATCACCGCAGAATATTATTTGCATCTCGAGCAATAGATGATAATTATAATGCACAGCGCAGAAAAAAGATACCAATTGATAAAATACAATTTCTGCGAACATCTCAAAGCGCAGAGCGTCAAACTAAAGAAGCAAAAATGATTGATTTCGTTGAACATCAATTTGATATGATGAATTTAGTAAAGACTCAATGCTCTTTAATTCAGATTACGACTTCTGCAGGAGGAACACAAAATTTTGATTTACCTCCAAGTTTAAAAAGGCAAACTGGGCCAGAAAAAGCAAGAAAAGACTCTTATTCTGCATTAGTACTTGGTAATTGGATGGTTAAGCTTTATAATGATATGATGGAAGTTAAAACAGAAAACATAACAACAACCTTTACTCCCATGTTTATAAACTAAGTGTATATTTGCTTAAATGAAAAAACCGTATAAATACACAACAAAATTTGATGGAGTTGTTTTTGCTTCTAGTGACATTGAGGAATCAAATATCAGCAAGGCATCAATAGAGTCTCTCAGGCCTCTTATTCCAAAAAATATTGATTTAGATAAAAATATAGATTTGCTTGGCGTAGCATTTAACGCTGCAGTTGTAAATAAATTTAATAAAAATGGAGACGGAATAAATAGTGAGGCTGCAGTAGCAATAAAAGACTATTTCGTTCACAAACCTACAAACATTGAACATGATAGAGATAAAATTGTAGGTCATATAGTATCTGCGGGATTTTCAAGATACGGTCAAAACTCAGAGCTGATG